TGCGAGATCGACGTGCTGAACATGATTCGCATCATCGACGGTGTCGATCAACTCGCCGACGTGCGCAAGGCGCTCGGCATGTGAGCGCTGCAGCCGGCCAATGCGCCGGTCAAAGTAACTTTTCGATAACCCGAGGGGCGGTCCGTTGACCGCCCTTTATCATTTCTGAGGTGCTGAATGGAAACCGTGAAGATCACGCTGAAGTATCCCGTCTCGTTCGACGGCGTTGTGCGCAACGAGCTGGTGATGCGCCGCCCGAAGGTGCGCGATATGCGTACCGCGAGCAAGCAGGCGCAGGGCGACGACGAGCTGCGCGAGATCGTGCTGTTCGCGGCGCTGGCCGAAGTCGCACCCGGCGATATCGAAGGAATGGACATGGTCGATTACGACGCCATGCAGCGTGCGTACGAATCATTTCGATCCGTTCGTCCGGCTTCCGATCGAAACGGTGAAGGCGCTGGCTCGGCGAATGATGAAGGAGTACGGAACACAGCCGCAGTCGGTTGACGACATGACGATCGACGAATTGTTGTGGTGGCTGACGGATTGAGCGAGGACTGACATGGCACGCGATATTGCATTAGGCATCGTAATCGGCGGTGCGGTGTCGGCAACGCTCGGTAAGGCGTTTGCCGATACGAATTCGAAGATCGTCGGACTGCGCAAGACTGCAAGCGAACGCGGCATGTGGCAGCGGCAGATTGGCGAGACCATCAAGCTGCAGGAAGAGTTTCGCCGACTGCATCTTGCCGGTGACAGCGCTGCGGACGGGATCCGGCGCAAGCTGGACAACAACGTCCGTGCGCTACGTGATGCCGGCTTCGAGGTGGATCGGCTCGACCGCGCGTATGCGCGGCTCGGGCGCACCGTGCGGGGACTCGAGCTGAAAGCCTCCGGTCACGAGCGTCTGGCGGCCGGCCGCGAGGGTATGCGCAGTGCGGCAGGCGACGCGGTGAAGCTCGGGGCCGCTGTTGCTGTCCCGACCGTTGTGTCCGCGCAGTATCAGGCAATCATCCGGGATATCGCCATCAAGGCCGGCATCGCGCGCACCGAGCAGGAGCGCGTGATGTCCGAGCGCATCCGCCGTGACGCGTTGTCGAACGGCATGGGACGCAACGAGCTGGCCGACGCGGTCAACCAGATGGTCGCGGCCGGGATGGACGTCGACCGGGCGCTGAACTTCGGCCCGGCCGTTGCGAAATTCTCGGTCGGTCAGGGGGCGTCGAGCGTCGAGGCCGCGCAGATGATCCAGGCGCTGCAGCAGAACGCCAACATCACCGATCCCAAGGCGATGATGAAGGCGCTGGAGGCGATCGCGTACCTCGGTAAGGAGGGCTCCTTCGAATCCGTCGACATGGCCCGATGGTTCCCCGTGCTGCTCGCCGAAATGAAGAAGATCGGCATCACGGGGCAGGACTCCGTGACGCAGCTCGGCGCGATGCTCCAGGTGCAGATGAAGACGGCGGGCAATGCCGACGAGGCGGCGAACAACCTGAAGAACTGGTTTTCGAAGATCGGTTCGGGCGAGACCGAGCGCAATTACAAGAAAGCCGGCGTCGACTACGAAGCGAAGATGAAGGAGGCGATCGGCAAGGGATGGTCGACGTTGGAGGCGTCGTTCGTTCTCGCGCGGGCCTACATCGAACGCGTCGACCCGAAGAAGGCAGCGCAGCTCGCAGCGGTGGCGAAGCAGCTGAACAGCGAACTGGATCCCGCCAAGCGGCAGGCGCAGATGCGGGCCTTCGAGGACACGATGAAAACCGGCGACCTGTTCAACGACATGCAGGTCAAGGCGGCGTTGACGGCCTACATGCAGAACGCCGACCTATATCAGAAGCTGAAGCGTAACGCGGCGGACGCGAACGGCGAGATCGACAAGGATCTGGCCGATCGGCGCGCAACGTCGAAACAGATCTGGAGCGAGGTCGTCCAGCAGTGGGACGACGCGATGCGCAGTATTGGCGACGCGCTGCGGCCAGTAACCGATCTCGCCGGCAAGGTCGCGAAGCGGGCGGGCGAAACGGTACAGCACGCCTCGGACGCCGCGCCCGGTGCGACGGCAGCCGTTGTTGGGGTCATCGGCACGGCCATTGCCGTTCGTGGCGCACGTGCCGCGTGGAATATGGGGCGTGGTGTGCTCGACATCCTGCGCGGCGGTTGGATGGCGCGACGGGGTGGTGGTGGTGCTGCCGGGGGCGGTGCTGCTGGCGGCCGGATCGGTAAGGCGCTCGACGCGTTGAGCGGGGCTGCCGGGGGCGTTCAGCGCGTATTCGTTGTCAACTTGCCGGGAAGCGGTCTTGGTGGCGTCGCGGGGGCTGCAGGCGACCTGCTTGGCGATCTGGCGGGCGGCGGCTCTGGCGGTGGTCGCGTTCCGCGCGGTCGTCTTGGTCGTGTCATCGGTGCGTTTCGGACGGTCGCCGGCCGTTTCGCGCCCTACGCGGGGAGACTGGCCGTCGCCGGCAGTGTCCTGAAGATCGCATTCGCAGCCAAGGATGCGTATGCGGTCGCACGCAGTGATCAGCCGACCGCGCGGAAGGCGGAAGGGTACGCAAGCATCGGCGGCTCGCTGGCCGGGGGCGTCGTCGGAGCGAAGCTCGGCGCGGGTATCGGGATGCTCGGCGGGCCGATCGGGGCGGCCATTGGTGGCGTTCTCGGCGGTGCGGTCGGCACGTTTGCCGGCGGAAAGTTACTTGGGGCGATGGCGCGGTGGGCGACGGGGTCGAAGGACAGCGACAGTGACACGGCGAAGGCGGCCGCGAAGGTGGCGGCCGGCCCGGATTCGCCGCAGTCGCGACCGTTCAAGGTCGAGCAGCAAAATTCGTTTGCTCCGGTGTTCCACATCAAAGTTGAGGGCAGCACGGACGCGGAGATTGCGGACAAACTGCTCGCGCGCATCAACCCGCTGATTCAGCGGACGATGACCGAGTCGCTGGACAAGAGCAACCGGTCGGCGATGTTCGATGCGCCGCATCTGTAAGGGGTGGTAGATGGACTTCATTTCCAGTGTGACGCAGGCGGCAACGCAGGCGAGCATCGCGTCCGAACGCGTTCGACACGTCGTGCGGGTTTTCGATCGAAACCGCAGCGCCAGTCAGAACACGGTCGACACGTTGACGAAGCTCGCGACGGGCAATCTCACGTCGGCCAGCGACCTGCTGCGTGGGGCGACGAGCCTGCTGTCAGTGGCCGGCGACTTGAGTCCGCAGATCGGCACGGTGATGCGCAGTTTCTCGGCAACCGGCGCGGCCGTGAGCGGTGTGCTGAAGATGGTCGGGGCCGTCAATCACCCGCTGATTCAGTCGGCCGCGCAGTCGGTCATGGGCGCGTTGGGGGATACGAAAACACAGTTCACGGCGTTGGTCGGCGAGCAGACGATGGGGGCGCTGCAGTCGTTCGCGCAGACGACGGGCCTCGGGTCGGTTCTGTCCGGCCTGTTCGATAGCGCAACGTCTTCCACCCCTCATCTGCTGACGCTATCGACCGATGACGGGGACGCGTTCCACTTCGGGCTGTCGACGGCGGCATACGACAAGCTGCGGCGTTCGACGCGCTTCAAGATTGCTGCACAAGAACGTTTGAATCGCGAGGAAGCGCAGCAGCCCGTGAGTCAGGGCGGCGACACGATCACGCTTTCCGGTGTCGTGTTTCCGTCGCTCGGTGCAGGTTTCCGCCAGTTGGAGGCGCTGCGCGCGATCGGCGCGAAGTTGAAGCCGGTGCAGCTAACGGCCGGCACGGGCGATGTGCTCGGGCGCTGGTATCTGCACAGCGTCGACGAAGAGCAGGAGGCGCTAATGTCGGACGGTGCGCCGCGCAAGCAAACCTACAGCCTGGAGTTCGGCCGCTATGGCGAAGATTTTGCGAACCTCTGACGGGGACATCCTGGACACGCTCTGCTACGCCCATTACGGGACGTTGAAGGGCACCGTTGAGGCCGTGTACGAAGCCAATCCCGGCCTCGCGCGCGAGCCGCAGCCGTTCCGGTCCGGCGTCTTGATCACGATGCCGGATCTCGACACGCCGCGCGACGAACCGATTCAGCTCTGGTCGTGAGGGAGGAGCGATGCAGGCAATATTTCAGGTCGTCGCGAACGGCGACGACATCACGCGCGTGATTCAGGACCGTGTGCTGCGGATCCAGACAACCGACAAGCCGGGCCTCGAAGCGGACGAATGCGAGCTGGAGCTGGACGACCGTGACGGCAAGGTCCGATTCCCGCCGAAGGGCGCGACGTTGAAGATCTCGCTCGGATGGGAGGGGCAGGGGCTATCGATGCTCGGCGAGTATGCCGTTGATGAGATCGTGCTGCGCGGGCCGCCGGCGACGATCGTCATCCGCGGCCGACCGGCCAACATGCGAGCGACGTCGAAGACGCAGCGCAATGGCAGCTGGACGAACGTGAAGCTGGCCGACATCGTTGGCGACGTCGCTCGTCGCAACAAATGGATTGCCGCGTGCTCGATCGACGCGGCGATTCCGCGCGCGGATCAGTTCGGGGAGAGTGATCTGCACTTCATCACGCGGATCGCGCGGCAGTATGGCGCGACCGCAACGGTGAAGGCCGGCAAGCTGATCGTTGGGCCGATCGGCGGAGGCAAGAGCGCGAGCGGCAAGACGCTGCCTGCGATCACGTTGACGCCGAGCGATCTGATCGACTACGAGATCTCGTTTCCCGATCGCGCGAGCTTCGTTGCGGTACGAGCCAAGGTGCACGACAAGAAGTCCGGGAAGAAGATCGATCTCACGATTCCAAATCCCGATGCACCGCCGGGCGCCGCCGCCGTCCATACCGAGCGCCATGCGTTCGCCAGTCCGGAGGCCGCGAAGGCCGGTGCGAAGTCACGTCTTGAGAAGCTCAATCGGCACACAGCGCGCAGCGCGTTGCGGATGAAGGGCCGCTCGGACATCTCGGCCGAGAAGACCGTGAAGCTCTCGGGCTTCAAGCAGGAGGCGGACGGGGATTTTCTCGTCGATTCCGTCCGGCACACGTATGCCGGGAACGGGTGGGAGACGTCGGTCGAGCTGAACGCCGGCAACAAGGGCAAGGCGAAGGTGGGTCATCGCAAGAAGCCGACGAAGAAGGTCGACCTGGTCGTACCGTCGCCGCCGAAGTAACACGCGCGTGCGTCGATTCTGGTAGCCGCCTGGAGGCAACACTCGGGCGGCTTTTTCTTTTATTGCGGGGGTGGAATGCAGGACCACGAGAAAACCATTCTGGAGCTGATCATCATGGGCGGTCTGATTGGTGTGGCGAAGGTACTGGTCGGCAGCGAGCAGCTGACGTTCCGGCTGGTCGCCGGCAGGGCGGTATTGGGTTCGGCGACATCGATGGTCGCCGGGTTGGCGCTGTTGCAGATCCCGGATCTGCCGCCGATCGCGCTGCTCGGACTGGGCAGTGCGTTGGGCATCATCGGATCGCAGTACCTCGAAGTGCTGCTGCGTCGAAACGCGAAGCGACTGTTCGGGGAGAAGTGACGATGGCGCGTATCAGTGTTACAGCTGCAGGCGGTCGGAATCGCATCGCGTTCCTCGACATGATTGCGGTGAGCGAGATTGGCTCCGATCTGCTGGCGAAATCGGACGATGGGTACAACGTGCTGGTGGGCTCGACGTCGGCTCGTCCGCTGCTGTTCGCGAGCTACGCGGCGCATCCGAACGTGCTCAATCGGCAGATCCCGGTGCCGTCGACGGCCGCCGGCCGCTATCAGATCCTCTCGCGCTGGTGGCGGATCTATCAGGCGCAGATGAAGCTGCCAGACTTCGGTCCGGTCTCACAGGACCTGTACGCATTGCAGCAACTGCGCGAGCACGGTGCGTTGGCGTTGATTGATGCAGGGCGGTTTCGCGAGGCGGTCGCGAAGGTCTCGAACGTATGGGCCAGTCTGCCCGGGGCCGGCTACGGTCAGCACGAAAACAAGATCGAACATTTGCTGGCTGCA